TCTTCAAATCCTTCATTATATTTTTTATCAGTAAATATTGGTAAAGGTCTATTTTTTAAATATTTACTTATTTTTAATTTTTTATCATTAGGTATTTGCTTTGGGATATTATGGGTAGGTATTTCTCTACCCATAAATCTATTTGGAAAAAAACACATTAGTTATCACAGTTATTAATTAACCAATTTTCAAAATCTTTTTTCATTTGATTAAAATCAAAATTTAAAGACAAAATTTGTTTTTCTCTTGGAAGGTAAAATTCATTGCAGTCATTTGACATTAATAATTCGTTTGCAAAGTCTTTTTTAGTTATTGTGTTTAAATCAATCATAATATTTGTTTTTTTGTTTTGCTTTATTGCTGGTACAAATATAGAACTATAATTTAATGCGCAAAAATTATTTACAATTATTTTGCATAAAATTATTAATTTATAATCATTCTAAATAATGATTATCGGCAAATATTACAAATAGTGCCAATTTATAGATATTAAATATCAGTTTATAACCTTAAATTTATAGGTTTAAATTCAGTCTATAACCTTAAACTTATAGGTTAAAAATACTTATAAATGGTGAAAAATAGATATTTTGTCCCAAATAATCAGAATATAAGGGACAAAAAAAACCACCTCGTTAGAAGTGGTCAGTTAATCAGTAAAGGATTCGAACCCTTATTCAGTAATATAAAATTACTATGTTTCCCTTGTCGGTATTCATTCCCGATTACACCAAAAGATTAACTTAACTTGTGAGCAAACATTTTTATTATTGTTGTAGGTTTAATAAACTTACAAATCAAACGTAAAAAAAAACCTGCATTTGTTGTTGAAGGACTTGAAGCATATTCTGTTGCTGCTCCATCTAATAAATTCTTAATTGGTTCAGGAATATTATTCATAATTAAAATATATAATGGTTAATAGTTTTTTGTTTGTCGTAATAGTTAAAAGTCGTAAAGCTACTTAATGTATTTTTAAAATTAGTTTTTACCCAATCGGATGGCGGTGAAAATGCTCCAAAATTCTGATATTCAAAAGCGGTGCTACTTGTATGGTCAAATAATAATTGATGACTATCACCTTTGCTAAATTCTATTTTATACTGATGTAGTTTATATTCATCAATATAATTTTTAATCTTTTCAATCTGAACTGCATCTAAATTCGGTTTAAAGCCAAATTTAAGACTTTTATCGTCTTTACCGTGTGTAAGTATAAAACAACGATTATCTATTATGTAATGGTCTATAAACTTGCGTTGATTGATTACTTCAATGTTATTCGGATATTTCAAATCTATATAAGTTTTAAATGCCGAATTAACAATATATCCAAAACTTCCAGCGTGATTATCATTACAAATATTTACTAACTTAATTATTGTATAATGCAAAAATAAAGCATCTATTAACTTAATCTTAAATAACAAAGCAATATCAAACGCTTTTTGGTTATCCATATTCTGCGGTAAATGATGTCCGCCCCGTGTTGTTTCACCATTCCAACCATCTAAATAATCGCCTAATTCATTTATAAATAAAGTATCTGATTTTTGATTTTTAATTATTTCGTTTACAAAAATTTCAAGTCTTTTAAATATTTGCTCTTGGTTCCATTCACCATCATAAAGACTATAACCATCTTTATTTACATCCATTCCGATATGTACGTCTGTAAATACTGCTCTATCAAAATTAGCATTAGATTTGAACTTGTGCGTTATTTGCAACGGTTCAATTTTATCCTTAAAAATGCTTAAAAAATCAATTTCTTTTTCAACATCAACTTCTTTTATAGGTTCGGTTATAACCCATTGTTGATTAGTAGCTACATTTGTACTAACTCGTTTTATTTGATGGTTTAAAGGAATATCAATTAGCTCCTTAGAAGTAAGTTTTTCAACTTTTGTAATTATTTCTCCATTTGAATTTAAAGTTCTTTTTACTTCTTTAAATTCTGATTCGTTTAAATTACGTATTTTTAAAAGTTGATTATATTCTTTTTCAGAAATGTAATATACTGGATTTGCATCTTTTTCAATTCTATTTTTTACTATAAAACCTAAAGCTATAGCCTCAAATGGTTTTAACCTTAATCTTTTTTTTGGCATTTACTCTATGGTAATTGTTACTTTTCCAACTTTTAATGCTTGTTCTAATTTAGGATAAAATTTTGCTATTGCATCACGTGATCCGCCTATAAAATCTAAACCTCTTGTAGTCCCTAAAAGTAAACATCCTTCTGTATCTTCTGCTTTGTTTCCGCTATGGATGCGAACCCCTGCATAATCTGGAACGTTTAACAACAAAGGCATCATTTTCTTAAATCTGTTACTCATTGTCATTACTAACTCATAAGTTCCTTTAGGAATTGCAGTTTTACCGAAAACTTTTACTTTTCTTTCTACATCTTCCAAAGTATAACATTCAAATTTACCATTAATAGACAATTCGCCTATTGTAGATTTGTCTGTTTTGTGAAGTCTTTTAAGAGTTATTTTCATTGTTTTGTTTTTTTTCCATTAAATACCACCTACGCAAAGTATATCCTATAGCTAAAAGCAAAGATATTATTTTAAGTGTTACTTCAACATTTGTAAACGAAAAAAATAATACAAACAAATTTAAACACCAAAGTTTAAAATCTTCTAAATTATGATACATCTGAATTGGTTTTTTTAGAGTTCCCAAAATAATAACCAATAACAGAACCCATTAATCCAACTACAGCTATTTTAACATCGTTTTCTGCTCCGTTCCATCCTAAAATATATAAACCAACGCTTATAATAATTAATGCAATTACGCCTTGTATATTTGCTTTTTGTATCATAACCAAAAAGAATGCTTAGGATTATTAACTATTATTTCATTTTCTCCAAAATCAATATCTTGATCAGACATAACATCGTAATGAAAACCATTGACTCCTTCAATAGTTCCAACTTCTACAATAGCCTTAATTCCCTCACCAAAATATAAAACTTCTTCTTTATCTATTATTTGTTTAACATAAACATTTTTTAATAGTAAATCTGCTATTGCAGTTTCTTTATCTGCGTATTTTAATTTATATATAATCATAATATTATGTAGTTAAGGAAATACATTCAGTATCAGTTAAAGGTGTTGGGAATAAGTACATTGATTTTATGTATCTTGGTATATCTTGAGCAAACCCTCCCAAATTTTCCATTATTTTAGTTGTAAAAGGAACATTAGTTAATCTTATAACTCCATTTACATAAACATTAGCATTAACTCCATCCCATTTAATAGCTATTTTCACTGTATCTGTTAATGTACTGTAACTTCCACCACTAACTACTGAACCTCCGGTTCTTATTTCAATTGCTAATCTTGCAGCAACTCCGCTAAAATTATTTCTTATCAAAAAGCCATTTAAGAAATAACCAGCAGAACTATCAATAGTTAAACCAGCAGAAGTTGCATCTCTTATTAAACTAACATTATTATTAATCTCAACAAACCAAGTACCTCCAGCACTTGTAATTAAATTATTTGTATAAATGTTATTTCTTGTAAGTTGATCTGCATTTCTTGTTACACTTCCACTTACTGTAGGAATAAGAGAAGTTGCAAATCCTCCAGCTTCTAATTGTGCATTTGTAATAGTCCCTGTAATTGTTAATATTAAACTACCTGCTGTAGGTGTAAAAGTTAAAGTTACTCTATTATTTGCTCCTGTACCTGTCAATGTTCCTATAAATGCACCAGATAATACAACAGTCCCAGTTCCATAAAATGATAAAGTATGAGATACAGCAGTTACAGTTCTTGTTTGAGTTGTTAAAATTGCACTTGGAAATACTAAATTAGTTCTTTGTGGCTCTAATAACAAAGAAGGACAACCTCCAACTGTATCATAGTTTAATCTAGGAACATTTAAACGATCCGTAGTATTAAAATAATCTTTTGCATCAGTTCCAAAAACTACTTGAAAACCATAAATATAAATAGAATTTTCACTTCCTGCTGTAACTGTATAAGATTCTGTTCTAGTTGAAGTAGATGCAGGAATTAAAGATAATTGAAAACCACTTGCACTTGTAGCAGTAGCAACTGCTGTTGCAGTAATTCTAATCCATCCATTGCTAATTAAAGAAATATCACTTGAAGTAATTGAAGCTCCAATAGTTCCTTTAGTTAAAGTTTGTAAGTCAAAATTAACATAGGCATTAGAACCAAATCCAGCAATAAAAAAAGGAAGTTGAACATATCTATTAGCTGAACTTGTAGGCTGTTTTAAATAACAACTCATAGTGTATGAAGAGCCAACTACAGGAGTAAAAGAACCTACATTTTCGTGTATATGATGCGAATTAGTTCCTGCAACTTCAGTTAATGTACTTGCATTTACTGCTCCTGTAATAGATGAAATAGTATTAGAAGTTACTGCAACTAAAGATTTACTATAATAAGCACTTGTAAAAACATTACTATTACTCATTAAATTGTAAGGAGCATTTTCAATTAATAAATTATCATTGTTTAATGTTCCACTTGCATTAGTTCCTCTTGTAAAAGTTAAATCTCCATTACCATTAGCAGGAATAATAGAATAAACTTTACTTTCTTTAATAGCGTTTGGAGTCATTACCAAACTTGCTTTAGTTAATAAACTCATTAGATATTATTTAAGTTTGTTAATGTAGTACTTTGACAAGTTTCAGCAGAATAAGTTCCTAAATCTGCTAAAATTCTTGTTTTAAAATCAGAAATTAATAAAACCGAAATATTACCCACAATATCAGTTTCACCGGCGTAACTTGTAAAATAAGATTTACCCCAACTAATGGAATTGTTAATTGCACCTTGTCCCCATCCAATATTATTATTCGCTGCTCCTTCTCCCCAGTCAATGCTATTTGCCATTATTATTTATTTTGATTGGTTTATTTTTTTCTAATTTTATTAAAAATTTCTTTAACTTTTTTTCGTTCTCTAAGTGAGAAACTAAATACATTTTTCTAACTACAAAACCCATCCTGTAAAATTTGCGTCTGAATCTGGAAACATATCTCCATTACTATTTAGATTGTATTCTGGAAATTTTGACTGATTAAAACTCATATAATCTATAAATCTTGTAGTGTAATGATTTGCAACGCTTCTTTCTTTTTCAACTAAATAATCAATTTCCGATTTGTCTACTGCGTTAGCATTTTCTGAAGTATGTTTAAAAATTCCTTTGTTAGCTATTGTATAAGCACTAAAAGGTAAAAACTCTACCATTGACCAATGTATTAACATAGGTTTAATATAGTCGCTTAAAAGGTCTTTATAAGTTTGTGTTAAATTATTTGCAACTATACCATCGTTAAACTTTTTAAATAGTTTACTACCTAAATAATTCTGTAAATGTATATCTTGAGCAATAGCAATATATTGAATAAATTTATCTGTGTCAATATTACCATTTAAAGCAGTAAATTTTACTATATCATCTCTTGTAATAAAAAGTGCCTTTGCCATTATTGAAATCTTTTATTAGTTGGTAAAAATCCATTGTAAGGCATATCTTTAGGAGCAGTATAAACTAACTTATCATTAGTAGGTAAAATTTCACCTTCTTTACGTGCTTTTGATGCAGTTATTTCTTCTGCTAAAGGTGAATTAACATCTGCTTTTCTTCTATAAGTTTCACGAGTCCAAAAATGATGACAATCACCACCACCTTTATATAAAAATATATCGTAAGTATCAACTCCTTTAGGACCCCATCCTTCATTAACTGCTTGATTACTCATTGCAATAATATCTTCTTTACGATATAATTTATTTGCACCTATCATTTTATTACAAAATTCACGAGAATTACTACTTAAATTACCGGTATATCTGTAACGGCTTTTAAATAATTCACCATCTTGTTCACTTTTTGAATTAGGTCTTGCAGTTCCACTACTTACAAACTCATAAACTTTACTTAATAAAGATTTTTTAGGATTGTTTAAGGCTTCTATTTGTGCATCTAAAGAAGCTTCTTCATCGTAGTTAACTTTTCTACTATCTACTAATTCCCATTCATCTAAATTAATATCTTCACCATATTTTGATAAATCAATTTCTTGTGAACTCATTAAAGTATTTGGAGATAAATCAGAACCACCTAAAGTTGGTTTCAATCCTACTAAACTTCTTATTTCGTTAGCAGTCATCGACTCTAATACTTTATTAGCAACTAATGGAGATAAACTATTTACAGAAGAAATAACTGTATCTGTTTCGCTTGTTAAATCTCCTTCTGAATCTAACGGCTGTAATTGTATAAATTTTAAATCTAAGCTAATTTCATTATATGCAAGTATTTTATCTATTGCATCGCAAATAGTATCTTGAAAAGGCTGAATTACCATATTTTCAAAAAGAATATAACTGTTTCTTAACTCATCAGCGTTTGCAGAAAATCCTGTAGTAGTTGCAATTCCAAAAAGTAAAGGACTTGTAACATTGTGAGCTAACATAATTTTTGCTAAACATTCATCCGACAAATATTTGTAAAGTTCTGGAGCATTATCTAAAGGAACTGAATCAATAGTTGTTTTTTTAGTTTCATCTGAATTAAATGCAATTATAACAGGATCTCCTTTACTTCCTGTATATTGTTTTTTAACTTTTGAAGATATTATTTGTTGTTGCTCCTCTGTAGGCACTCCATTATTGAAATTTATTATAGCCCGAGAACTAAAACCACGTTGAACATCATTTATAAGATAATCACTAATTTCCTGCTCAAGAGTAGCATAACTTGTTGCTCCAATCCAATCAATGTTACTATAATACTTTTGCCCTATTGTATAATTACCTACTCTTAAAACTTCTAATTTATCGCCTTTAGTTCCGTAACCAAATAAAGGTATTCTTTTAGGTTGAAACTTTTTAGTATCTTGCCAATTATCGCAATAATAAATAGCTTCAACTAATCCATCCTTATTACATTTTTCTGAACGTACTAAATTAGTAGGCAAATGTTCAACTCTTACAATCTTATCTTTTTTCTCGTTATAGATTAATTGCAAATTAAACTCGCCTAATAACTTTAAATCCTTTGTTATTTTTCTTAAAGTATCTTTAGAAAATAACATTTTCATTTGTGCATATTCATTCGGCTTTCTACTAGCATCATTTGCAGTTAAACCTTTGCCGTAAATTAATTTAGTAATGTTATTAATTACAGCATTATTTGTTGTGCTTCCGTTATAACGGTCTATTAAAAATTGATAATAGTTGTTATCTTCTCCAAAGTCTACCCATTCATCACGCTTATTTTCGCTTATTTTGGGTGCTTGGTAATCTGCTAATTGTATAAAGTGTATATTACTCATAAATTACATATTCGTTGGTTGTAGTGTTTGCTACGTAATCACCATTATTAATTGTATAATCTTTTATAACTTGATTTGTACACATAATTTTATCTCTAAATAAAGGAACTCCATTTGCATCAAAACAATTTAAAATGTAAGTGTGTCCATCAATTAAAAAACTAAAAGTTCTGTTAGATGCAAATTTAACATAATACAACTCTGTTACTAAAGTAGGATTATTTATTGTTGTTGCAGTATTTGTTAATTCATCAGTAAATACCATTGAAGCTATATTTGTACTTCGTGGCATAAACTTAAAATTTTGCGTAAATGTGTAATCTTTTAAAATTATCATACTTATATAACGTAAATGTTATGATTTTGTTTTTAATAAAAAAACCCTACCAAATTGATAGGGTTTAAAAACAATATGAAAAAACAATTATGAACCAGATACAACTGTAAATCCTGCAGTAGCTAAAGAAACTCCAATAAAGTTAGCAGGTACTTTTTCCATACCTTTGAACTCTAAAGTGTAGCCAGAAGCATCACCTAAATTTGTGCCTGAAGTAATATTTCCAGTCGTAAGCTCCATTCCATACTCTAAACCGCAAAGGAATAAATTTCCATTATTCATTTCCACTATTACGTTTGGTCTTCCGTAAGCTAAAAGTTTAATTTGTTTATGATCAACAGCAGTTAATTTTTTCAAGTTTAGTTTTAAACTTTGTTCGAAAAAAGTAGTTCCGTTTTCTCTTGAAGAAGTAATAGTTTGATCTAAACTATTTGTACCTTTCAATTCGTATTTATAAGCATTTAATGCAGAACCTGTAACTGAATCAATTACATCTGTATTTGTAGCGTTATAAGTAACTCCAGTAATTTTACCAAAGTTTACAAAATAACAATTTTTTAATCCTGATACCGAATCTTTGCACGGTTCAATTCTTCCTAATGTGATATCGCAAGGCATAGTATATTTTTTTAATGATTAATAATAAAAAAGGTGGCGTTTATTGCACCACCTTTTTTTTAACTATTTATGCTATTAGTTAGCAGAGTTTGTAATACCGTAAGTTACAATATCCTCGATTGCTCCGTATTGAACACCTGCAGCCATTCTCATAACAATTCTTACATTGTTGCTTCCGTCAGTTTCTGCCATATCTATAATTCTTACTTCTTGCATATCAGAATTTAAAGAAGTACCAAAAAACAAGTTAGATTTTGTAGTTGCTACTGCTTGAGTAGCATTTAATCCATTTGCAACAAATATTTTAACTCCGTCAAAAGTTAAACTTCCGTTGTTATACCATTGTGTACCCATTGCATTAGTACCATTAGAACCTAAGCCAGAACTGCCAAAACCGCCCAAACTACGGACATATGCTCTTGCTGTGGCATTACTAATATATAAATACAAATCTTCTTTTCCGTAAAGTGTAGCAGGTATAGCATCAACTATTTTACCTAATTCAGCTATTACTGTTGAAGCAGCAGTAATATTAGTTGAAGTAGCAGCAATTTCTTGTGCAGTTGGTAATCCAGCATCTAAAGCTATTTTAGTTACAAAACCATCAAATTGACCGCTTGTACCTGTAGCACCATTCCAAATTGCAACCTCATTTTGTGCAGCAACTTTAGAAGCTACATAACCGATTAAGTATTCTTGAAATGAAGGAGGCAATACATCAAAAGATGAATATCCTTGCTCAATTCCTTGCCAAGTTGTGTGGAAAGTTTTTTTACATAATTCCAAGTTAACTTGTAAATCTTTTACAGTCAAAACTCTTTCAGTTAAAGTAACTGTAGAAGTTGAAGTAAAATCACAAGTAGCATCTTTTAATAAACCATCAGTAGCTATTTTTTGTAAAACTTGTTTGTATTTTACGTTTGGTAATACTTCAACACCACCGTTTTCGATAGTTGGAGAAGAAAGTAATGCAGCCGCCACATATTTGGAAGCGAATAAACCTGCATAAGTTGTTGTTAATGAAAGCGTTGTAGCCATTTTTTTTAATTTTTTTTAGTTAGTTAATTTAGTTTTTAAATAATTTTGAAAATACTACATCTTGAGTAGTTCTTTCTCTTTTTGCTCCAATTTGAAAATTTTGTTTTTCAACTACATTTTCTGGATTGTGAGAAATTGGAGTTGCTGCAGGTGCATTACTTGCTAATTCAACTTTCAATCTTTCAACCTCTGCTTGTAATTCAGTAGTTTTTTCTACCATAGCAAAGAAAGTTTCTTTACTTACAGTTTCAACTACTTTTTTTGCTGATGCTTCTGCCATTACTGGCTCTGCTGCTGCTTCTGTAGGAACTTCTGGAGCTGCTTCCTCTTCCATTGCTGGAGCTATAGAAGCAATTATTCCTTCTGTTTCAACTACAATAACTTCTCCGTTTGCTGTAGTATATTCACCAACTGGCATTGGAATAACGCCATCTGGAGTTACTATACCAACTGAATACTCAGGTGCAAACTCTTCTGCTTCGATAGTGGTAACACCATCCATTAGCGTTTGTTGTGCAAGTTTTACTTCCATAGAAAGTAAATGCTTCACGTTGTTAAGGACATTTTTGTACATATTTAATTAATTAGTAATTACTCTTTCAATATTAGTATTAACAACTACGTTTGTAGTTTGTTCAACTAATGATCCAACTCCTTGTGCATCTAACTCACCAGTGCAACATTCTTTTTTGTAAGTATTATCTTTACAAAGGCATCCTCTTTTACCGCCTTTAGGACTTGTTATTTTAGTTCCCATTTAATAATTCTTTTAATTGTTCAATTATTTTTTTATTATTAGAAGTCATTTGTACTTTATCTGCAAAATATCCTTCAATAGAAAATCCTTTAATTTCACCAGCTTTTACCTTTGCCCAAATATCAGGATTGTTAACTTTCATAGAAATCATCCAAGTTCCTATTGGTAAACTGAAACCATATTTCACAGACTTGTCATTAACTACATCGTCAATAATCCAAGATTCAACTACAGACATATCTTTTAAAGATTTA